CAAGACTTTCAGTACTACCTGTACCAGATTGCCAAGTAGCTGTGGATTGATCTCCGATAAGTCCTGTAGTTGCACCACCAGTTGTGGCAACAATAGTGTCATTAAGTATCTTAAATGTATCTAAACTCTGGTCAAGATACCCTATGTTAATCCAAGCATCATTAGCCTCAGCCCTAATCTTAAGGATGTTAGAGGTAGTATCATACCACATCATGTTGGCATAAGTTGTAGATGGCGCAGAAGGCCCACTATTGTTACTACCTAGAGCTTGTAACGCAGAGGTAATGTCTGCCCTAGTGGCAGGAAATGCTTGGTTTGCGATTACTAAGTCATTCTGTGACATTTAGTTATACTCCACATAAGCTGTTAGTGCAGAAACAGACGGGGTTACATTGTTTGCGACAGAGGTAAGTTTAACCTTAAATCTAAACGCTCTTGCACTAAGGTCTGCAACTTTAATTGCACTATAGTCAGACCAAGTAGGTGAACCCGCTGGATCATCCTGTGTTGTAGATACAAGTGTTATTATGTTAGTATCTGAGAATTGACTGCTGCCACCCAAATCATCAAACAGACCGGGAGCATCATCAAATAACCCCGGTTGGTCATCAAATAGGCCAGCGGTAGCATCATGTCTTGTCGTTAGCCCACTGACGTAAACACGACACCTCTTAACTGTACTATCGCCAGTTTCTATATAGTTACTAAAGAAGTATTCACCTTCTGATGGTGCTGTAACATAGTCGTCAATACGAAGGTTATTACTCACAACTTCAGTGTTTGTCTTAGTGCCAGTGAAGGTTGGGCTGTCTGTAAGGCTTAAGGTATTAGCAAGAGGTTCAATGTTAGCTACAGGCACAACTACAGATGTATAGTTCACCGATGTAATACCAGACTTGTCTACAGCTTTAACCATGTATGTACCAGCCCTAGCTGGAACTGAAACACTAGACGCTGGCCTAGATACCTTATCGACATACGTTAGAGCATTACCCCAGCTTGCACCAACCAGATCAGGGGAATATCGTATGATGTAATACGACAGATCAAGATCAGGTACGGCGTTCCAGTCGAGGGTAATAACTGGGCCATTAACTTCAGCTACAAAACCTGTGACATCAGATGGTGGATCAAGTAGACCAGAGGCATTTATGTTATCAAGCTCACTCCACTCACCCTTGATACCAAAGGTGTTGATAGCCCTAGCCCTAAAGTCATAGTCACCATCTTCAAGGTCTACAGCTTCAAACTTACCAAGTTGACCTGTGCCAAGCGTAATCCAGTCTGTATCAGAAGATAGCTTAAACTCAGCCTCAACGTAGTCAATTCTCTCAGGTGCGCCAGAGGTAACATTGAGTGTGATGATGTTAGTTAGCTTCTCACGGATAACTTGGGTTCTAACTGTTGCTGCCAAGCCCACCGTAGGAACATCAAATGGTGACAGAAGAGTTGTGTTATCTCTCTCGTAGACGACACCATCATCAACTTCATCGTAGACAGATTCAGCAGTTTCCCGTAAGGTCATCTGTGTCTGTAGGTCAAGGCCATCAGTAAGACCAAAGTCCCAAGCGATAACTTCAAACTCTTTGTTATCCCAACCAAAGCGGGAGTTAGTCAAGCGGATGTTATCACCAACTTGTACTTGAAGTGTCTTTAACCCAAAGGAAGCACTAACAGTAAGCTGCTGTCTATTACGCTCCAGCGAAATTCTAGCAATGCGTCTAGCCTCAATAGAGTTATCTGTAAATGGTAGATCAACATCAGCTACGGACTCCTGTCCACCATCAGCGGCAACAAATGCTGCATTAGTTACTTGTGGGTAGTCTGTAGTCTGCCAGTTGCTCTCTTCACCACGGAATGTACCTTTGACAGTATTGAAGTTATCCCTACGGGAATGACGTGTGGATACACTCATACTAGAGCGCAAGTCATCTTCGTTGAGATCTAGCACAGGTGCAGTCCAGTAGGCCGGTTTCATACGCCACTTACCCTGAGCATACCATAAGCTACCGTCCATAGACGTTAGGATACCGTTAATCATGTCGTAAGGAGTAGAGGCTGTAGTGAAAGCACCATTACAAGTATAACGTGTTGTACCAGCGATTGTGTTAGTCTGGTCACATACGTTAGCAGCAGCAGTAACAAGAGTGTCGTCAATGTTAGCGGTTTCTTCAGCTATACCATAAGAGGACGTTAGGTAATCCCTCAAGCATAAAGCTGGGTTATCTGACCATGCTGTCGTTGATGTACGAGGGTCATAGACTTTCTTACCACTGATGGTAGCTGTGATCTCAGGGATACCATTGGGGAATACATCAGCATCAAAGGCTAACCGTATATACATATAAGCAATACCACGGAGCCTGTGTTCAGTAGTCCAGTGGGCAGACTCATTTACAAGGAAGGTATCAGCAGTTTGATTTGGTGAACCCAAGTGTAACTTGATACGGACTTTACCATCGTACTTACTTGGGGAGGTAACATTTCCGCTACCATCTAGTGTTACAATCTCATCGTTGATGTAGATTTCATCAAAGGACTGTATCTCATGTCCAGCGACAGCAACAACACGATGTAGGTACTTGTTATTCTCACCTGTGGCTTCATCGTATATACGAGCGCCACCAACACGAACCTTACCATAGATAATCTGATGGTCTAATGCAGTGCCAATAGCTGTAGTTTGATAGCCACGGTTGCCAAGACTTGGTGGTTTGGGCGTAAGCGCCCGTAATGCTGCTGCACCAAGTGCGATTGTCGCAGCACCGACAGCACCTATTAGAAATAGAGAGGTTGTCGCTGGCAAAGCAAGAGCGTAAAAAGTGGCGCTTCCAATCGCAAGAAGGGTGGAAACTACAACCATATTATAAAACCTTCTCGTATTTAGTTTCTATCTCATGGTATCCCATGCGCACAAGGAAACGACCAATAGGGTTCTTGCTAGAGGAAGACGCTACAACCCTGTAGATACCATCTTCTTTCATACAAGTCTCCACAAACTTAAACAGTCGTTTACCCACTGTAGACTTCCTGTAGTCCTTGTGGACGTAAACTGCATCGTAAATCCCAACAGGGTCAAACTTAGATGTCAGGGGGGCTGTAATGAGAACGACAAAGTACCCAATCAATAGTCCATCTTTTCTCGCGGTGAAGAACTTAAGATGTCCAGCTTCCTCTAAACGAAAATACTCATCCCAGTTAATATGAAGCTCTTGTGTAGGATGACCTGACTCGTCCCACTCAAGTATAGCTAAGGGGGCAACTTCATCTTCTACAAGGCTTAAGAACTCTTGTTGATACTTAACCATTACTTTCCGCCCGACCCCAAGAAATCTTCTTGTCCTGTAGGTCTTCAATAAAGTCACATCCAAGATCACCGGGGTAAACTGACTTCTGATAACCAGAGGTAAAACGAGCTACTCTAGCTCTCTCAAGGTCAATAAGTTTGTTCTCAACAGTCATCTCGATGGTAGCTGTATCTCCAGCTTCTTCGATGTTCATCTGATCCATGTAACCTGAGAAGACCTGATTGAATACCTTCTCACCCATGACCCCGAAATAGATATTACACACACGACCCTGATAAGGTTGCGTGAGGGCTAAACTGATTAAGTTTGAGGGGATACCAGTTAGGGTTATTGTTGCTCCCTTAACAGCCATCTCTTGCGTTTCTTCTATGCTTGAGATGTTTAAGAGTTGTCCTGCACCAACGTAATCCTTCCCACCTACAGTGAGAGTTCCTACACCAGTCCAAGTGTACACAGGATTACCATCAAACAGGAGGTCAACAGCAAAGAACGGAAATACTTCAGGTTGTTCTATTGAAGTTACTGTAGTCGGGGTTAGGTCTCTTGACATGGTATTTCCTTATTACACGAGGGCCTCAACAGCCTCAAACGATATTCCATATGTTGACGCATTATTGATTGACCATGAGGATATGTTTGTTGCTAGTCTAAAGACACCCTTTGGTGCATTAAAGATAACTGTCTCACTCGTATAGTCAGAGCGTAACGCTGGCCATATCTCTAAGCTACCATCTCCGTCTTGATCTAAGAGTACCTGATGGAGTTTAGCTGCTGACCCTGACCCAAGCTGAATGTAGTCACCCGCCAGTAATGTGCCAGTCATAACGACAGTAACAGTTTCATCCCCAGCACTACCTGTGAGTGTACATAAGCTAACTGTACCCTGTGGTGTAGCATAGTCAGGATCACCTAAGAGGAACGTACCAGTTTGACCCTTAAGTCCAACCAGTAGTGCCTTCCACTGTGCAGCCTTATCACGATGTACCGAGGGAATATTGACTGAGGCTTCCCACTTCTGTCCACCGTGGGAAATGATCTGTTGCTTATAGGTAAAGGGGGACTGAGAGGTAGCTACAGCATTAACTGCCCTTAGCTCAATGCTCTCAATCCCGATAGACGTTGGTGTAGCTAATGGGTAGCTTAGTGCCATATTTTTGTTCCTTTAACCAAAGACAGCTTTAGTTGTGCCACCTCTACGGCGATCATTAAGCATTGAGTTCTTAGTCATCTGTGCGATCTGAGGTGCAGCTTGAGCGATGATCTTCTTAACGCTGTCGTCACCATTGGCTTGGAAGTTAAACGATTGGTTGATGACTACGTTATCACCACCGCCACCTTCCATCTGTACGCCTAGCTTACCGTTAGCACCACGCTTGAGTGGCATGATGGCTTCAGGCCCAGCCTCTCCCATAAGACCAGTCTTACCACCAGCCATAGGGAATAAGGTTGGACTACCGACTACACCACCGTTAGCGTAGGCTTGTATCTGTGATCCACCTGAGAAAGCACCACCGTCAGCGAAAGGAAAGCCGAAGAAACTCTTAGCTGCATTGACCATCTGTTGAACGACAAGAATACGGTAGAGTTCAGCTATGATCTCTCTAGCCATATCACGGAAGGCAGCACTAACAGTCTTAGTTCCGTCTGCCATAGCCATGAGACCCTTTTCCATAGAGTCAGTAACCAGATCGTTCATCCGTTTACGCTCTTCCTCAATGCGGAGGAGGTTTTCGTTTGCGGTAATCTGAGCTTCAAGACCAGCGACAGTTTTAGGGTTATTCTCTACGAAGGTAACACCAAGGGCTTGTATGACCCTTTGTCTGGCTTTTGTTTTACCAAGGAGTGCATCCTCTAGGTCTAGTTGAGAACGCAGCTTCTTAAGGTCTGATTCTTTAGTAACGGAACTTTTATCCGGCCTCAAGGAATCTGCGTAAGCCTTCCGCAACTCTGCCAGTCTTTGAGCCGCGACATCTTGAGAAGCCTCTCCAAACTGACCTGCTCCAGCGTTAAACTTAGCTCTAGCCAAGGAGATAGTCGCTTCCCTTAGAGCAGCTTCATTGAGTATATTATCAATTCTAGCTTGATGTATATCTTCTTCTAGCCCTTGTTCTAGTCTATAGTACTCGGTTATTTTCTTTTTGGCGACATCTCTCGCCTCGTTTGCTTGGTCACGAAGTTCTTTTTCGTGTGCCACGGCTGCATTAAACAGACCTTGGCTCATAATCATTTCGTCAATAGCTTTAATTGTTTGAGTGCCAGCAAACCCAGACTCCACTAGGTAATTTCTTAGCTTAATTATATTAGCTGCAAACTCACCCGTATCTGTTCCTTGATTAAAGGCATCTTCTATTTTAACTATTTCAGAGTTTATTTCCGCTAGGACTTCTTGAGCAGCCTTAAACCTTGCGTCCAGTTCTTGTGCCGTTCCACCAAAAAGATTTTCTAAGTCTTCCTTGATGGTGGCGTCAGCTTCGACAATCTGTTGCACCATCTGTTTTGCAACATCTCCAGATATATACGCCTCCCTAGCTACTTCCCTGAATCCCGTTACAATGTCGTTAAAAGCACCCTTTGCGGAAGACCTCAAATCACCTAAGTTTCTGGACACAACACCTTTAGTAAACGACTCTAAATAGTCTGGTAAGTCTTTAATGCCCTTAGTTGCATCCTCTATCCTTAAGAGTTCAGATACTAACTTACCCACTTGCTTAGTTAAATCTTCGGCACTGACTTTTGCCCTTACAAAATATGCACCTATAGCTGTAAGAATGGGAAGTGCTATACCTATGCCAGAAAATAAGCCAATCATTGCGGTGCTTCTTGAAAGCATAGCAAACGTACCCACAAGCTGAGTTGCCTGTTGACCAAAAGCTACCATGTAGTTAGTGCCAGACTGAACTTGGATTGCAAAGTCACCAATCTGATACCCAGACTGCTGCATAAGAACGCCTAGTTGATTAGTCCTACGACCTGTCTGCTGCATAGCAGTCCCGGCCCTGTTTGTTGCTTTTGACAGTTGTTCTGCAAACACGGCCTCTTGTTTCATCTGAGCGCCGAGCTTCATAATTTTAGATTGAGTTAGCTGAGATTCTTTCCCAAGGGTTTTTTGGGCCATCACGACCCGCATGACAGCACTCATGTAGGCTTTTTGATCCCCAGTCCTAGCAAACTCTTGAGCTATTGACTTTAGGACTCTCTTGCTCTGTTCGCTAGTTTTGATAAACCCTGTTAATTCTTTGTAGTCTACACCAACTACTAAACTAATATCGTCAGCCATTTGCCACCCTTAAGTATTCTAGGTCTATTCTCTTGATGGCCTCAATCTCCCAAGGCTCAATAGATGTTTCCGTAAGTTCTTTCCATGCCTTAATCTGCTCAAAGGTAATAGGCGCTGGGCCACTAAAGCCTGACCCTCTGCTAGAGCTTAAAGCAATAAAGGCAGACCAAACGTGGGATATTAGCATGGGGAAGGGTGTCGGGGGTTCCAATGCTTCTACTCTACGTCCAGTCTGCCTCTCTACTTGTTCAAGATGTTCTCGTTCTGTAGTACCATTCTGATCTGGCCTATTGAGTTTGAACTGGTGTCCAGCCCACTCAACTAACTCACAGATCAGACCTTCGTAAAATCCAGAGAGTCAGTCACAACCTCCTCAAGCTGGCTCTTAATCCAAAAGACTTCTTCGTAAATGTCTTTGGCCTTAGCGACAGTGAGCTTAGGCATCTCTCCGCCGTAGGTAATGTTCCAAGCCTTAGTCGTCTTAGCTAAGACCTCCAGCGTAGCTTCCTCAATATCTGAGTAGTCAACATCTTGAGACTTACTCTTCTGAGCTTTCTTAAGCCGCTTACTGATTTGCTCATGTTGAGCTTTCTTGTACTCTTTAGAATGGGGCGCAAGAATAGTAATTGTCATATTCGTGCCATCGTCATTCTTAAGTGCGTCACCTGTTGAAGGATGTTTAATCTCAACAACAATGTCGTCTAAATTCGGTGTCAGGTCTTTCAAGTCCATCGGGGTTTCCTTTCGGGGGAAGTTGTGTCGGGTTGATTAACGTGGAGACCCCCGACCCGACTCAGGAGCCTCCACTACCTAGCTAGGTATCCAGTTATGCTGGGCGTGTGATCTTAAGGTTAGTACCTTCTGTAGCATCATAGAGGGCTACGAAGGACATAGAGATCATACGGCTAGTTGGGCCATCGACGCCAACATCAGCAGAGTTGATTTTCACTCGTGGAAACTGGAAGGTATAAGAGTTAGCACCTGTAGGATCATCTACGGATACTTCAATCTCAGTTTCAGTCTCATTGAGGAAACGGTTGATTAACGCAGCATCTTCAAAGTAAGCTGTCAGTGTGCCTTCAACTTCTGCACGACCATACTCAAGGGAAGGTGCGCTATCATCACCAATGACGAAGGTAGGTGCGTATGAGTTGTTCAAGGTGAAGTCAAGGGCTGTCACGATGGCTACAGCAGCAGCACCGCCTACGTTACCGATGGAAATGTCACCTGAGTAAGCATCGAAGGGAGCAGCACCAGAGGCAGCATCCTGTGTCTTTTCAGTGGCACTCATGGTCATGTCTTTGCCTACCATACCGAAGGTAGTAGTTACCATCTGGTTAGGAGCAAGAGAGATACCCATAGTGGAAACTGACATGCCTGTGAATACACGAGCTTGGTCGATGTCAGCAGCGTAATCTTCGATAGACATGAACTTGGGTGTTGTACCAACTTTAAGTACGTTAGTTGCCCAAGTGTTAAGCATAGCTGACTCAAGGAATACGTCGAAGTCACCATCACGGAGGTCAACAACAATGTCGCCACCTACTTGACGGTTGCCATGACGATCAACACGAGCCATACGGTCAGCTTGAATGTCAGTACCAGCAACACGATCTTTAGTGAGGTTCAAAGAGTGTGTGCTGAATGGGAGGTTAGTGAAGTTGCCAGCGGGTGTCGTACCAAACGTAGATTCGGTAATAAACGACAGACTGGAGCGTGAACCCTGTGCAAAGGCCATGTTGGTTTCTCCTATTGGAAGTTATTTGTATATGTACCAGCCGATGTTAATCGGAACAAAGTACCAAGGACTATCTATCATTCCCTGCTGACGTTCAGCGTAGTCAATAGACACTATGATTGTTTCTGCATCACCATTGGTAAACGAGATGTCAGTGGTTGCTGCGAAGGCGTCTATAACTTTGTTAGCATAGTCGTCTGCGGTAGCTGGGCCTTGACCTTCGGGGGCAAAGACTGTTACGGAGAATACACCTTGGTATCTCAGTTGTGGGTTTAAGCCCCTTACAGCAGGTCTAGTGACCGTGGGGAGGTATTGTACCTTGAGGAAGCTAGTGCCTGTCACAGGCTCAAATGCTACGTTCTCATAGGCTATGTCGGGGAGACCGGATGTTCCAGCTAAGTGGCTCTCAAGTGCAGCCCGAATATCATTCTGAATACTAGCCATAGATATTCCTTATCTGTGCAAAAACTTTATAGCCTGGCTTTCTCCAAGATGGGCCACTTTCCTCTACGTCTCTAGCATGGGGTGAGCGGTTCCTGAGAACAACCTTCTCGTCTTCAGCAATAGCGTACTTTTCTATATCTCCGTAAAGATTGTCTCTGGCTATTTCTGTAAACTGTTGTCTGCTTGCAGTGCCTTTATGAACACTTGGAGTACGAACTTCAGATCGTTTTGAGCGACCCCCACCTTTATTTACAGGTAGCATGGAAAAGGATTCTACATAAGCGCCCGTATCAACTGGGGATAAGGATATTGCTGTATCTGCTATTGAAAACAGTTGATCCTTTACTAACTCTTCCGCAGTTTGACCAAGCAAAAGAAACTTGTCGTCAAAGCTCTTATTTATCTTAATGGTGCTTTGCTTTGACATAAATTATTCTCCTACGTCACAGATGTAACCTATGGCAGTACCAGCGGAAAATAACGACATGACAGAGGTAATCTTAACTGTGTCGCCACTACCGATAATCAGATCGTCAAAGTCAGGGACAACAGTTAGTCCCAAAGCTGAAATGACACACTTGCGAGTACCACGAACAACCTCATCATTACCACCCGCAACACCTACGTTATAGTTATAGAGGTATGCCGTAACGGAGTAGTCTGTAGTGACAGAACTGTCTACTGTCCCTGTAGCTGGATTGTATGTACCAGCAGTAGTAACCTTGCGTAGAGTTAGGGTTTCCCCAAAGTCTCTAACTAGGTTAAGTAGGTCAAAGGAGCGGAATGACATATCTTACTCCTTATTCGTATTCAGGTGTTTGATAGCTTGGTGGGTTCTTAAAACGATCTCTACGGAATGAGCCTTCGATACGGTTAGTGTTAGCTCGTACAGCCTCAATGCCACTCTTAGTGATACCCCCAGCTAGGACACCCACCGAAGCACCTGCGGTCTTACCTTGATACTCTAGGTCATCTGCTAGTGCTTTATACTGTCTGGCTAAGTCTGAGTAATCAGCACTTAAGGCTCCACTCAGTTGTGTCGTTACTTGTCGGGAGTATTTAGCTGAGATTAAACGTGCAACCCAAGCCCCTGAGTAGTACACGTTGTTACCATTCTCAGATAAAGCAAATGTAATCTCTTCGTTCTGCGCTTGCTGGTCAACCGTGTCAGTATCCCCGACTAGCAGTCGTACTGTGTTGAGACGACCAGAAGCCGTGGTAGTGTCCAAGTCTGTAGGATCGTAAGACCATGCCATGTAAGTCGTCTCCTGAGTGCCAGCGAACTGGTGTTGTTATTAGTCAGCGAGAACCTTGTCTCGAATGTCGTAGAAGTCTTCTGTAATCCAGCGATTAACATTAAGGAAGCGTCTGATTAGACCACGTTGCTTATCGTCAATCTTAGACTTCTTACACTTCTTAGCTTCAAACTCTGTCTTACTGGAGGTACGTTTGTTTACCTCGACATTAAGTAAGTTTACTAAGGTCTCTAAGTCTTTACCAGCGAGTTCAGACAGTCGATCTCCAACCTTGTTCTGAACCTCTAGTTCTTTATTGTGGTGGATATAACCAGCGGCGTATAGGGTAGCAACCTTATCTTGGTCTATACCTCGCTCTGCCCAGTTAAAGTGATCTCCACGTTTCCAATTTGTATTATCCGCCAGTAAAGGCATCTTGATAAACACAGGCCAATCGACCTGCCAACCCAAGTATGTGGGGTGCATAGGGACTCTCCATTATATGAATACTGTTACGTTCTGTTATATATTGGGTTGTACCCCAAGCCGTTAAGCTCAGGGTACACCTTTAGTATTATCGCTTAGGCGACTACGGCTGAGAAGAAGTAACCCAAGTCTGCACCTGTGACTTGCATGTCATAGGCCATTTTAACTTGGATGTGTTCTGCAACTTGCTGACGCTTAAGAGCATCGTCAGAGAAGGACTCAACAGA